CAACTCAACTTGCTGCAGAAGTTGCCGCAACTCATGAGCAAGCATTGACAGATATTGAGGATGCAAAGATTGCTGCTAAATTGGAAATGCAAAATCTTAAAGAAAACTCAATCGCTCAAATAAAAGCTCTTGACATCTTTGAACAAGATAACAGAATTTTTTACAGAGATGCAGACGGAGTTGTTCATGAGTTCAGAAATGATTTTGGCGGTATTCCACCAATGCCAGTGAAACACCAAGAAATTAAAAAAGTTGATGGTGGTTTTGAACTTACTTGGTCTGAGCCTGATGACAGTGTTTATAAAGATAATGTGTATTGTAAATGGGGTAATACTTTAATTTTAAGAAAACAAGGCTCTTACCCTGAGTCCCCTTTTGATGGAGAGGTTGTTGTTAATAATACAATCAGAAATCAATATGCAGAAACTCCATTCTTTGATGAGGTTGATACTTCAAAAGATTGGTATTATAGAGCTTTCCCTCGCTCTATCAATCTTGTATATTCTCAAGATAATCTTAATAAATTTGGTTTATGGGTTTATTCATTTACAAGAATAAAAACAGAAACTGTGCCATCAGAAAAGATTGTTTATAGAGGCACAAATGAACATTACGAAAAATCTTATATGGATTTTTCTTCAGATACCTTTAAATATGGAGATTGGAAAGACGCTCCATTCTTATTAAAAGATAGACTGGCTCCGTGTGTGGTTGGGTTTGATGGAGAAGTTAAATATTTCTTGAATCCTGATAATTACGCTTTAAAAGAAGATGGAACAGCTTCAGAAATTGCAGATACTTCAAAAGAGATTAACTGTTTTATGCGTTTTAAATTGCTCTTTAGGAGAAAAAGAAAAAATGCAAACGGAGATACTGAAGTTGATATTTCAAACGTAAGAATCAATGACGAGTATAAACCATATGGCGGATTTGTTAAAACAGATGGAACATTGAGAGAATATATTTATTTACCAATTTACAGGGGCTCGCTTGTGTCAGATAAGATTCGTTCAATGAGCGGAAACCTAACTCCAATCAGTAGCAAAACAGCAACTCAGGAGAGAGATTACTGCATTGCTAACGGAGCAGGGCACGATATGATAACTAAGGCTGACAGAGAAATGATTGAGGATTTAGCAATTTTAATGTTTAAAACTACTGATTTTCAATCAGCTCTCGGGCAGGGGAAATCTAACGGTGGCTCAGATGTTGGAGCTTGTCTTAAGTCAGGTACTATGGATAATAAAGGTTTATTCTATGGTTCTTCTTCTAATACTGTTGGTATTAAATTGTTTGGTATGGAAAATAGATATGCTTCTCAATGGGAAAGATATCTCGGGGAAGTTCTTGTTAATGGTGTAAGAAAAGTTAAGCTTACAGAAGGAACTCAAGACGGCTCAACTGTTACGGGATTTAATTTTACAGGAGAAGGATATATTTCATTAAATGAATTACCATCTCCTTCAGGTACTTCAGGCGGATATATCTCTCTATGTGAAACAGTTGATGATATAGGCACATTCCCTATTGTTGTTAGTGGCTCTTCCTCTACTAATGAGTGCGATGGTATGTGGTTTAATAATTCAGGTACTATGGTCGCTATTGGTGGTGCTAATTCGTCCGACGGTGCTATCTGTGGTCTGTTCGCCGTGGCTCTGGCCGACCCTGTGTCGGGTGCGGCCTGGCATATCGGCTCGTCCGTTTCTTACAAGCCTCTTTAGGGGGTCTGGGGGATTTACTCCCCCAGTGTAAGGCTAACTGGATTTTCAGGGGTTTGATTGTCGCTGGTCGCTATTGGTGGTGCTAATTCGAACAACGGTGCTATCTGTGGTCTGTTCGCCGTGAATCTGAACAACCCTGTGTCGAATGCGAACTGGAATATCGGCTCGTCCAATTCTTAAAATAAAAGATAAAGTTTTTCTAATGGCAATCTCTCTCCTTACCGCTTGGTAAAAATTAACCGAACAAGAGGCACAGTTTAGTAGCGAAAGTTTAAAACTTTGGGTGAAAGACAGTGAGGTATTTAAGAAACTTGAATGAAAACAGTAAAAGAACCTCTATTCGAAAAACTCATCAGTATTCCGAATTTAATATTAGCAGTTGAAAATTCAGCAAGGCACAAGCTCAAAAGAGCAAAAGTAAGAAAAGCTCTAGCACACAAAGAACAAATTGCATATAGACTTCATTATCTACTATCAACAGGTAAACTAACCCTACCACGTCATGTGGGAATACCAATAAATGATGGCATAGAAAGAAAGTCAAGAATTATTGTTAAGCCTCATTATTTATATGAACTCATTTTACAATGGGCAGTAATTCAGGTATTAAAACCGCATTTAATGAAAGGGATGTATAAATGGAGCTGCGGTTCTATCAGTAACAGAGGCGGAGTCTATGGCAAAAGATACCTTGAAAAATATATAAGAGAAAACCCCAAGAAAATAAAATATGCTGCAAAGTGTGATATTTACCATTTCTTTGAAAGTGTCAGTATTGAAAATCTAAAATATATTTTCAAAAAGATGATACGAGATAAGAAGATGCAGAAAGTAATCAATATGATACTTGACTGCAATCTGATTGAGTTCAATGGAGAATTAGTCGATATAGGATTGCCGATTGGGTTCTATACATCTCAATACTTTGCAAATTTTTATCTGCAGGTATTTGACCACTTTATAAAAGAAGAATTACACATCGAATGCTATGTCAGATATGTTGATGATTTTGTTTTCTTTGGAACAAATAAAAAAGAAATGCACAAGGCTCTTGAGCGAATATCGGAGTTCTTGAGCAAAATAGGTCTGAGATTAAAAGGTAACTATCAAATCTTTAGATTTGATTACATTGACAGAAAAACTGGCAAACGCAAAGGCAGATGCATTGATTTCATGGGGTTCAAATTCTATCGAGATAAAACAACAATTCGATGGAAAACTTTTATCAAATCAATGAGAAAGTTTAAAAAAGTTTCAAAATTAAAAATCATTGATATTCATTCAGCAAGGCAGGTGCTTTGTTATGTGGGGCAATACAAACATACAAACTCTTACAGGGTTTTTCAGGAAAAAGTTAAGCCTCTTGTGAATGTAGGTCAGTGCAAAAAGATTGTTAGCAATTATGACAAAAGGAGAAAAAAGAATGCTATTAAATTGGAAAAAAGCGGAGAGCTTAGTAAAACCTCTTGAAGTAGATTGTCTGCTATCTAATAGCGGTGTTTACTACAGAAAAAATATTACAGAGGAGCAGGTTGAAAACAATGGCGAAGTTTATACAAAGTTTGTTTATGATGAAGTTGTTTTGTCTAATGATTTCAGGTTTGACATTCTTGATACTGAGGAATATAAAGCAGCAATTCAAGAGAAGTTAAATCAAATCAATGGGCAGCTCCATATTACAAAATTGGATTTTTATAATAATTTCTGCAAGCCTGTTGGAATTAGTTATGAGGAGCTAGTAGGGAAAATTAAAGAACTTGGCATGCAGGCAGAATGGGAACTTTGCAACCATGTTTATTATGGAGTTATTTATCCATTCTTAACAACTCTGCCTCTCGGAAAAACTGAGAATGAGGTTATTGCAATCTTTGAAAAACTTTGCAAGGCAGAATAATGAAAATTACAGATTACTCAAGCAATGTTTCTTTTGGCTACAATAGTCCGCTTAAGACTTTATTCAAAAAGGGCAAGCTGCCTACTGTAACAAAAGGATTCTATGGTGGAACTCTGACAAATAAAACTGTTTCACTTGAGCATTTAATTCCGCATTCTCAAGGCGGTAAACCGACTTGTCAAATCTCGTATTGGCTACAAAAGAAAATAATAGCAGGCGGTCTAATTTGCCGATTAAGGACTTTATAAATATTGAACAGGTAAAAGAATACCTGAAACAATTTTCAGGGGTCTTAATTGGCAATCTTAGAGGAGAGGTTTATATCAAAAAGATTATTCAAACATTAAAAAATATGGGGATAGAAATATGAAAAAAGTATTTAAAGTAATTACTGCTCCAATCGTTTTAATCTTTAAAACTCTAAACGGAGCAAGAGAGTTTGTTGAAAACAGAATTGCGGATGTCCTTGATAGAGTTCAAGCAAGTGATAGTTTTGATGCAGTTGAGAAAAAAGTTATTAAGGCAGGAATCAAAGCAGGAATAACTTATTTCTGCAATAGCTGTCCTCTTGATGATGAGAAACTTGATGCAATCTCTGAAACAATTGTGGAAAAGGGAATCAATAAAATTAACCCTGCATTATCTAAACAGTTGAGAAAGTAGGTGTGAAATGTGCATGCAATGTTTTGAACGTCTATCAAGATT